TTCTTTTGTTTTTTGTTTATCAGAATACAGCTTGGCAGCTGTCTTAATTCCCATACCTAGTACGTTGAACCACATTAATCTCCTAGCCAAGGTTTATAAATAACCTTACCTTCTTCTCTCATGGCTCTTAGCCATTGTTGTCTGTTATGATTTCTTGAATAACTTACGTGAATCCATCCGCTTGAAGGTTCACCATCTTTATAAAATTCTAATATACCTTGATCGACTTCAAGATTATTTCTAATCCAAGTTCCTAATTCTTTATTGTCTACACCTGGTATTTCAAAGTCTGCTGCTGCAGCTTCATCATGTGCTGTATGCTGACTATTAACACTTGATCCTATAGCTACACAAAGTTCTGCACATCTAAAACCGCTAGATATTATTAAAGGTTTGTCAAAGTGTGAACGAACAGGCTGAAGAATATTAACAGCTAATGCTTTTAAATTTTCTATTTGTTCAGGACTAGGGTTGTTGTTGATACCCTTACGTTCTGCAACTTGCGACTTGGTTAGCTCATCAAGAGTTATGTTAGCTGTAAGTTTCATTTGTTATAATATATTTTGACTTTTAATTTTTTTTGCAGTTCTGTCAATCCTCTATTTATCAATGATCCTGCCTTTCTAACATACCTATCCTTAGGTGTATAGTCGGATTTTCTATAGTTTGCGGTCTTTACATCGTAGGCTTGATATTCACCTGTGTTAATATCTAATACAACCATATCTATTGGACCAATACCCATGGCTGGTACAAATACAATTTTATCAGGGTCTTGTGCGAATTTAGCTTGTGCGATGAGTTCATTATATAATCCAGTTGAAGCTGTTTTACTGCGTTTAGCCATTCCATTTAAAGAAACCAAGAACTGTAGCTACAAGTCCACCAACAACAACGAAGAAGGCAACAGCACCTTTACCTTTGTTCATGTCAGCACGTAAATCTTTTATATCTTTACGCATTTCGTCTATAGCTTTGAACAAAGTTTTCATACGTTCAGCACAGACTTTCTCATGATAAGAAATTCTAACGCTATTATTTTTTTCTGCGTACTCTTTAATCTCTCTTGCACTTACAGAAGATTTTTTTTGTTTTCTTTTTAAAACCATCTTTCAACTCTTCCCAAAATATTTTTATTTCTTGTACTAACATTTTAAAAAACTTATCCATATATCCTCCTATATTTGTTCTATGGGTTCGCATTTAAAGTTAATAATAACTTTATTAGTATTTACAAATTCACTACCCATTTCATTATTGATTTGAATAGATCGTAAGTAACCAGCATTAGCACATTCCATCCAAGAATTAAATGTAAAAGTACTGTGGATTTCACTTGTGCATTCTGCTGCTACGACTGAACAAATTTTTAAAATTAATAAATACTTCATTCATTCTGCTTATCAGATATGAATTTGTATTGAAATTGATATTAATGACTAGGGTTTTGTTGGAAAGGTAACAGCATCAACATCAGCAGCTGTTGCGTCATCAGCTACAGTGCCAGGCAAGTCTCTCAACTCCTGTCTGTAAGTTGTCATCGCATCAGTCATTGTAACATCAGATAAAGCATAGTAGTCAGTTTCTTTTAACAAATTATTTCTTTTTGTTCTAAGATTAGCCATAGCTCTATCTTTTGCACCAGCTTCCCAAGCCGCTTCTTCTGCGTCTCTAGCTGCTTCTTCTTCTGCTGTGAGTTGAAGTCTCTCACCATTTACCATTTTATATCTTGGCATATTGTTCTCCTTGTGTTTGTGTTAGTATCATAATTATTTACAGAACTCCATACATATCTATCGTGCCTGAATCAAGTGTTCCTGATATGGCTTTAAAATCAATAGCATTAATAGCTGATGTTGTGTTTCCATATCCAGCAAAAGTAATATGATTTGCATAAGTAGAATTTTGAGAAGAAGTGCCTATAAAATGTTTTACAAAAGTTGTATTACTTGGATCAAATAAATGTAAATATGCAGATAAAGATGTATCATCACCAGCATTGGCAATCATAGTTCCTATATATTGGTAACCTGTGCTTTGTGCTAAATCATCAGTACCCTCATATCTAAGACCTGTATAATTACCAGCTTCTTCGTGATATGCTTTAAAAGCAGTAGATGTTTTTGTAACATTATAATTACTTCCACCATCAGTTGATAAATTAAAAGTTAAATAAGTATCACCAGCAGAGCCGTGCATATTATTTATAAAAAAAATATATTCTTTGTAAGTGCTAGTAATACCTGATGTAATACTTAAACTTGATGATGAACTTGCCGTTGACCTTGATATAAAAACTAAATTACCAAGTCCTGTTATGCTACCTACTGCTGTTGCATCTTTTACTGCTCTATTATTTAACTTAATTATACTCATGATTTACTCAATCCATACATTTTAATTACACCGCTATCTATGTTTCCGCTAGACATTTTAAAATCCACTCCATCAATAGCAGCAGTTACATTACAATAACCAGCAATATAATTATCAAAAGTATAATCACCATCGTGATAAATATTAGTTCTTGCAATAAAATGTTTTACAAATGTTGTTGATGAAGGTGAAAACAGATACATTTCTCCACTTAAACTTTCATCATTTCCGTTACCAATACTATCAACAACTAAGTTTTGATAATTTGTGCTTTGTGCAAGATCATCAGAAGTATCATAAAAGACAGACGCACCGCCACCACCCTCTCCGTGATACGCACCAAAAGTTGTTGTAGTTTTAGTAGCATCAAAAGCTGAACTACCATCTCTAAAATTAACTTGAAAAAAAATATCATCAGTTGCTGGATGAATATTTATAAACTTAAATAAATAAGTATCATATGTGCTATCAATATTAGAAGTAAAAGAAGATGATGATACTCCTGATGTAATGTTGTTTGTGGCAAGTAAATTCAAACCACCAGCTGGTAAACTACCTAAAGCAGTTACACTTGAAATTGAATTGTTATTATATTTAACTAACTCCATATAATTTTATAACTCCACTTTGTATTGAACCACTTTCAAATTTAAAACTTACTGCATTTATTGCTGATGTTGTATTATGATAACCAGCAACATATAATACTTCTAAATTATCATTTGATATATTTGCTGGTGCTTGTGATATGAAATGTTTAACGAACGTGACATTGCTGGGGTCAAAAAGATGTAATTCTCCTGAAATACATTGATCGTTGTCAGCACCAACAGCTTCAGATAATTGCTGATAACTTGTTCCTTGTGCTTGATCTCTTGCTGTTCTATATCCTAACGCACCACCACTACCATCTTCTCCGTGTTTTGCTCTAAAAGCTGTTGTTGTCATAGTTGTATTGTAGTTACTACCGCCATCTATACTTGCTTGATAGACAAACCTTGTATCATCAGTTGCTGGGTGTACATTGATAAACTTAAATATATATTCTTTGTATGTACTATCTATTCCACTTGTAAAATTTATTGTTGCACTACTACTAGCTGTCTGTGTAGATATTAAATTTAATCCACCACCTGATATTGAAGCTGGTAAAGCTGTGATTGCTGATAAAGAATTGTTGTTGCAAAAATTAAGAGCCATTGTTTAACTCCTAACTTACACCATACAATTTGAAAATTCCAGCATCTATCTCTCCACTACTGGTATAAAATCTAATACCATCAACTGCTGATGTTGATTCTATTCTTCCTGAACCTGTAGAACCCATATGATAATCGCCGTTCTCTTGTTGGTTTGTATGGAAATTTATAGTTTTATTATAAGTTGTTTCAGATGGATTAAAAAGAAAGAATCTTCCGTTTAAACTTGATGTAGACTGAGCATCAAAATCTGTAGTAATTTGTATAAATGATGTATTTTGATTTCTAGCTACATACGCAGATGTAGAAGTTGATTTTTGCCTACTATAAGCAAAATCATAAACTCCACTATCATTTATAGAACCACCTTGAAAAAATCTTACATATAAACTTGACCCATCATTATTTGTTGAAAGATTAATTACATCAATCATATAAATTTTGTACGTACTATCTATATTTGAAGAAATATCTACTTGTGCTACCGCACTAGATACTGTTGTTGTAGATAATAACGCATGAGCGCCACTTGGTTTATCAACAAAACTTAAATTGCCTGAACTATCTGTTTGTAAAATTTTATCTGTCGCTGGAGCAGTAGATGGAAAGGTTAAAGTGTAAGATTGTGAACTTGAGTGCGCGGGAGATTTCAGTTTAATTCCGTGGGAGTTCTGTGAGCAGTTTAATTGTAAAGTTCCATCTGTCGTTCCATCACCTTTAATTTGTAGTCCAGCCGCAGATGACGTAGATACAAAATTAGTTTTTGCGTTTGTTACTGTGGCATCTGATGGTGTTCCAATATCAAGAACATTACCAAGTAACATTATAAAATCTATAACATCACCTGTTGCTAAGTTTGATGCAAAAGTAATTGTTGAACCTGAAATAGTAAATGATGAGTTGGGTTTTTGTAAAATTCCATTGAGACTAACCAACATGTGGTTAGCACTTTCTGGTGAGACATTAACAGAGGACACTTGCATAGTGTAAGCCGCTTGACCATTGACTACACTAATTGCATCGCAGACTTGAAAGTTACCAATTACAGGACT